AGTTGTAAGGTATCCTTCGCCGGAATCAGTGATGGTGATGCTTGATATTTCTCCTGCACTGTTGATGAATGCCTCGGCGGTGCCCAGTCGTGTGGCAGTGCCAGTGATGGTAATTGTGGGTGCAAAAATATATCCAGAGCCTGCATTGTCAATTCTAATAGTGCTGAGGTATAACAAATAGTTGTTCAACCATTGGCTATAGGGCCACGCTTGCCACACTGCAGCATTGGGCGGAAACGCACTGACATCGTTGGAGAAACTGCCATCATAATCCAAGATTGGACTCACATACTGTGCTGGAACTAGACTGGTGTCATAGTACGAAGGAAGGTCAAAGTCTGACAGATCACCTTGGAATTCATCAGCACCATCATATTGCAGGTTGAATTGTCTGATTTGCACATGATAAGGTTTGACTTCGTTGATGTAGTCAAGAACAAAGTTTTGATTGTCGCGGCGGTAGTTCTGGAATGGCAGTAACTGTCTAATCTTGTGTGTGACATCTATTAGACTTGTTTTGCCTAACCAGCTTGGAGCTTCTTGCTCGCTGAGAATATAATCAAACATCAAAATTAATAGTTCGTTGCGATAGATTGCCAGGTCATCAACAAATAACTGTTGATTGACCGCTTCAACTATTTTTCTAGTCTCAACCTCAGGGCTGTAGTCAAAGTATTGTGTGTCAAACACTTCAGCATCATATCCAATTCTACCTTCTGCATAGTCAAACAGCCCAATACTGATTGCAATTGTGCCATCTTGCAGTCCCACACGATCCCATCCTATTGCAGTTTTTTGATAAATTTCCCATTTACTTTGTGAGTTAGCAGTGACTCTAACAAAAGATCCCAGGGGAACTGTCAAGGTAGCAAGATTGGCGTAGTTAGAAATTTCGGCGATTGCCAACAGTGATGGATTATATGTAGATGCATACCAGTCAATGTAGCTCCAGTATTGTCGAGTATCATATCCTTGGACTTTGGTCAACAGCAACGTCTTTACCGCAACAGAGCTGACTTGAGTCACTGTGTAAATTGTCCAGAATCCAAAGTTGGTGGAATCACTGTCTACCAGGTATCTGTAACCAACTGGTTGAATTTGTATGTTCTGCCAACTCAATTGTTCAAGATTTGCAACCTGCATGTCCCATTCTCCGCTCAGAGTTGATGGTGCTGGCTCTGCACTATTGAGCAAAGCAAAACTGATGTTGAGTTCTGACATTGGGAATTGCGCTAGAACATTGTTGGTGAACCGAACAAAATTCTGTCCAGCCAATAGCCTATCTATAAACATGCTTTGACGTGGACGGAAGTCTACACCGTATCTCATTGCATAGGGTAGATTAGGATCAGGCACAGGCAATCCTGACACATTGATACCGCTGAGACTGTCAATGAATTTTAAATAAAGTTGAGGATTTAAAACTCCATCAATACGATTTTCAGGCACAAGATCATACACAACGTGAACATTGGCGTCATTCGGGGTTTGATCATACTCAATATGCAAGATCGTGTCTGACGCTTTGATGTAGTCAGCACCGTTGTAAATTGCAATTGCGTTGGCAGACACAGGTGCAATGTAAGATATGCCACTGCTTCGTGGGTCTTCGATGTATCTTGCAATGACTTCGGTGCTCAGTGTTTTTTCTGCTGCGGTGGCAACAGTGGGAACGTTTTTGACCCAATAATAATAGATGTTTTCAACGATACCTTGCGTATTCAAAACAGTTGTCACTGTGTATTCAAGGATAGAATATACTTCGCCAGGCCCGGTATAATTGGCAGGCAGTTGGGAACTTTGTATCCACTGATATACATCAACTTGGCTGCCCGGGAATACCTGTCCCCAACGTTTGGCAGCATAATCTATGTTTCCGGTGTTGGGGTCAACAAATCTCACTCTTGCTGTGTCCCACCAAATCTCGCCAAGATGAGTTTCAAACCAGGTGTTACCAGGAGTGCTCTGCCCAACATTGTAAACTGCTGGATTAACTGCACCAACATAGTCAATGTTTCGTTGAGCTGGGCCCAGTATCTTTCCTTGCAACGGATTAAAGAAATCAAAAAATTGATTTGTTGTGGAAATCAATCGATCATACATGCTGACAGAATTCAACAGTCGGATGTTGACAATTGGCTGTTGTTGACTAATGACTTGCCAGGCCGGCAGGTAGGTTGGGTTAATAAACAGTGCTACTCTGCCAAGAGCATCTATGGTAGAATCTTGTTTTTCTTTGCCTGGACTTCCAACCAATAAGATATTGTTGACATAGCTGATACTGATGCCAAATTCATCATACTGAGTCACTGAATCATCGTAAATTTCTTGTCCAAAAATAAAGTTACCAAAGTTTGCGATACTGCTAGAAGCTGCTGGCAAGAAGTTAAATGTATAGACCACACCACTCTGAGGGGTGTAGTCTGAGAATGTAGTTGACAGTGAATCAAAAATTGTGGTGTCGTCATCAAACGTAGTTGGAATAATCAGCGTGCCGTTAGGTGTGCCCACAGTTAATATTTCAGCACTGCTGTCAATGTTCACTGCATATCCAAACTGTGCGTAGTCTTGAGGATACGGACTTGAAATAGTTTGAGCATAGGCAAATGTGGTGTACCCCAGTGTTGTAAATGCTGATCCCACTGCGCCTGGAAGTACCGTGAGTCTATTCAGTGGAGTTGACGCAGCTAAATTTTGAACCTGTATGGTTAGATAACCGTTGGTGACCGAAGCTGTGACATTTGGCACTGATGATGCGATTGCTGCTGCAAATGCTGCAAGTCTCACTGCCGCGGTAGATCCTGCAGGCACCGCCACTTCATAATCGTTTATGCGCAGTGTATTGCCAGCTGTCAATGCGGGATTTTGATTGATATTTGTGATAATACCAAACACCCTTGATTGATTTACTGTGCGTTCAACTGAGCCGGCTTGCGGCAGTACTCCACTGTAGAACGGTGCCGAAATATAGATACTACAGTTGTTTGGGCAAAAATCCAATGCAAATCCGTACTTTGCCCCTTCTTCAACGTCGGATGAAGTCAGCGTTTGTATTTGTGTAAACTGATTGGTTTCAATTTCAATAATGTCACCAATGGCTAAATCAATCAAAAAGGTGATTGCTGTTCCATTGGATGAATAAGTGCCGTTGTAATAGTATTGATTGCTGTACTGTAGAACACCGTTGAGCAATACTGTAGTAGGGTTCACCAAAGGCTGTGCAGGGGTATAGGTCAGCACACGGGCATCGGTGACCTGAAATCTCTGCGCAGACCTATCAAAAACAAAAACTTTACCTGCTGTGGCTGTTCCTGACACAGTTGCGTTGGGAGTGCCAACTACAATTTGTCTGCCATCGGTACCTGATGACAATGCGGTACCAAATCTTTCGCCCCCACTGGCTGCAGTAAACGAAGTTACATATTTAAAATACGTTGATGCAGTGACAATAATCGTACTGCCCACATCAGGATTTCTTAAAAATGTCACTGTTGTTCCTGCCATTGTGTAATCCAGCACAGGGCGATACAACGTTCCATCAACAGCAATAGTGATACTGTCATACCCACTAGCAGAGTACAGATAGTTGGCAAGATTGAAAGTTTTTACAAGACCACTTAGTGGAACAAAGAATCCCGACGTTGTGTAGGCTTCAATTGTTCCTAAAATACCAACATCTGTCACTGTGATAACACAATTGTTCAGTGGTGCTGTTCCACCAAATTGTGTGCCATATATGGTAAGAGTGTCACCAAGTGAATACAGAGTGCCTTTGGTTGATACAAATGCGGTATATTTGCCGCGCACAACATCAACATTGAATATTGCTCCAGATCCAACTCCTGTAGTGACGTTTGCAGTAAGACCAAAAAATTCTTGTATGTCCAATTGTGTCAACTTACTTCTAGATATCACCAGCGTAGATCCAAGGATTGGGAAAAAAGTAAGATTAACTGTGTTGCTTGTCACGGCATAATCGCGAATGTAAGTCAGCGTCTGGCCATTGTATACTACAGTTAGTTGTGAACCTACATTAAACTGTATTCCAGTAAGCGGAAATACCTGTTGAGTTGATGTGGTAACGAATGTGTTGATTTGACTTTCCACATCAACTTTGCCATATGCATAGACGTCATCCACGCCAGGTGCGCCAATGTACAACCAACGTTCATCCTTGCTTATTGCAACTGAATAACCAAATTCAGCTGCGCCTGGGCTGTCCAGTGCCAGTAGAATTTGAGATTCAAAAAATCCACTTGATAGTTCGTCAAATACTAAAACACTGGCATATCCTTTTAACGCTGCACTGTTTGGTGCCCCCGCAGATCCGTATGTGTTGTTTCCAACTGACAAACTAGATCCATAATTTACCACGTCTACAGCAGACCGAAGGCTCAGTGTTGACCCTTGTGTGTAACTTCCAACATCAATGGATCCAAAATTCACCACGCCGCCGCGATCGTTGGCTTGGTCAGGCTGGCCAACTAACACAATTGAATTGTCTTGCCGTTGTGCTAGTGCATATCCAAATCTTGTAAATGCAGGTTCTGTGTCGCCTGGAGCAATTGATGTGAGACTCTCCACTGGGGAATTTTTTTGCAGTACCTGCCATTTACCAAATCCGTTGTTGTCGACCCAAATCAGTGATCCGGGTTGAATATTGTTTACATATGGTAAATCAATTGCATCACTGGCCTGTGCCACACGCATGGTTTGTAATCGTAACACCAATCCTACACCTGTAGCTACAATTTGACTGGGGTTGGTAAATGCAAACACAATTGACACAGTTGTCAGGCTTGGTATTCTAATGACTTTATACACGCCGTTGACAGTGTCATCAAAGAATTTGACGATAATAGTATCGCCCACCGATAATCTGTGTTGCGCTGTGAAGGTTAAGATGCTGGTGCCATCAAGATTATCAGTGACCGTGCTGAGCTGTCCAGGAACATCTTCGGCTCTATAGATATTCCAATCATAGTCATTGACTTTGGCTACCCAAATACTTGTACCTACGCCTATCACACTCAAATATTGATTCAACACTGTGGAATCATCAAGAGAGAACACAGTGATATCAGCATCTTCTAAATTTACATACCCGGCTGATGGGTATGTGTCATCGGTGAAGCCCAGGGTAATTGTTGGGAATATATCAGTGGACATCAACACTGTGCTGGTGCTCCAAACATTGGCCAACTCAATTGCTTGGTCAGCAATGCTGCTCTGGCCCGTTGTTATAATTTGCACAACACTGGGATTGGCAGTGAGCAAGGCCTGATTGAGTCTGAGATCAACGTAGCTACGATTGGCTTGCGCTCCGTAGACACCGGCTTGAATTGCCCAGTTTTCATAGACTGTGTAATCTGCACCTTCTTTGTCAAAGTTTGCATTGGTCAACAATCTCACTGACTCAATTGTACCTTTGGATCCAAGGAATTGTTTGTACACATTGACTTGACTTACATCATCTAAATCAAGTGCTGCCATGTACTGGCGTGGTCTAAATCCTATCAGTCCATATGCAAGAAGATCGTTGTCACTTTCCAAGTTAGCAACATTTACGTTGTAACTGTTGGCCAGTTGATCGGCCTTGTTGGGAATATTTGGCAACAGCCCAGTCTGGATTTTTTCTCGATCACTTGCAGCCCAGTCGTTGAAATCAAATTTTTCCTTGGGTTGCACAATGGTCAATGCACTCCAGTAATTGTTTTTAAACAATACAATTTCACCTTTGGTATACTTGACGTTGGGTGCCCATTCTTCTATATTGTCTTGATTTAAAATAAACCCTGGTGCATTGAGTTGACCATTCCAGTCATTGGTTAGGTTCCCAAACAGTCTCAAACGATTTTGTCTGGCTCCGGTAGTAGGGTCATAGATCAAGTCACCAAACACAGTTACATTACGGAAAACAATTAGATGTTCATATGCTGTAAATTTTAAATTCACAAAACTTATGACTTGATTATCCTGTGTGCTGGCTCTAAACTCATTGTTAAAACGTTCAATAATTAAATTCTGCACACCTAGCAACTGCTTGTTTTGATCTTGTATTTGATTATCAGGGCTTAGTGTGACAATACTGTCTACCACAGCGTTGTCGCGTTGTACAAATAGCTCTTTGGCCGAGGGATTTAAGTTAATCAAACTGCCTGGCCCCCAGCCTTGATTGCTCCAGTATAAAAACTCCACGGCCATCTGTTGCCAGTTTATGGTGTAACCGTTTTCAATTGTGCCAAAACTAAATCCCCGACTTTCCAAGAATTTTCCATAACTCAACAAGAAGTCAACCATCACAGTGTCATTGACAAATGTGTACCCGTATGGAATACGCACAATATCAGTGGTGTATTGTGCAGGTACTTTGACTGTACTGCCACCGCCAGAAATTTCTTGCAATTGACCTGAAGGTCTGCTTACCAACACCTGGAAATAAGGCTCCACGGTGCTGTATCCAAAAACTTGATAACCGTTGTCAACTTGTTGTACTATGACTGAACTATAACTCACTGCATCAAAGGGTTGATTTTTGTACAACAGTAAATCAAATCCGTTGTCAGGTATCAACAGTGTGGTATTCAATGAAGCTGGGCTGGGCTTTTCAAGAAATAGTTTTAGGTATTGCTTGTTGCTGAAAGATGCCATTCTATAGCACAATCTAACATCCAAGCGTTTGAGTGCAGTGCCAAGGGTTTGAGGTGCTTGTAGATTCCCAAGGTATGCATTGTAATCAACAATCCAATTGATAAAACTAGCCTTGCTGGTACCAAGCCCATATATTTCTATGCCATTGGCATCAAGTCTATAACGATCGTTGTATAAAAATTGATTTAATGTTGTGTTGTATTTGTAGAGATCTCGATCAGCCAACAACGAAAAAAACTCAGCTGGACGTGTCAATGCAAACAATCGCATCACCGCAAAAGGATAACTGCTGCTGGCACGCCATGAATATTCTACTGGGCCATAATCGCCAGTCTGCCAGCTATGCCTAAACCCTGAAGGATCATAGGCACCAACTATACTTTCAAATGGACTCAATAATTCGCCAGTAGGTCCCACTGGTATAATCTTAGTGAGACCGGGTCTGGCGAATGCAGGTTTCATGTAAAATCCCGCGGGGTCAGTCACCAGTCCAGCTTCTAAGTCATCCCAAAGAACCAAGTTGCCAGATGTGTAGGGCGCAGGTCCATAGCGATCGTTCCACCAGGTGGGTTTTTGTGTCAGTCCCAGCATCTCCCAAGGAGTGGTGTGTGGAGTGACCGTGTCATAGAAATCAAGATAGATGCCGCGCCATGCTCCTGGTAAAACTTGCCCGTTGAGCTTGTTGCCGGCCTGATCATAGTTCCAAGTAAATGAATTTTGTGCGCTGTAATCTTGTCTGTTATAGTCAAGTTTGTTCCATCCTATCCAACTTAAAAACTCACCAGCAAACACCTCTTGTACTTCTTGAGCAGAATAGTCTGTTGTTCTAAATGCACCCGGAATAATATCTTCTGGCAGAATAGGGATTGGAGAAACTATTTTGATGTTGTTGAATATTCTATTTTCAAATTCCAGCAACACATCATCTCTAAAATCACCAAATGCCACGGTTTTACTGCCATCGTGTCCAAGAATAATAGTGGTTGGTTCAACATAAGAAGTATCAACATAAATCTGTGGCCGCCACGAGGGATATAGTCCCATTTTTGTAGGTGTATTTGGGCAGAAACTTCCCACCGTTGATGAGAATTCTTGTATCAAAATAACATCGCCCACTGCCAACAGCGTTGTAATCTCTAGACTGGCTGAATCTACAATTGTGTTGAATTCAAATTCGCGAGTCAACAATCTATTGTTGACAAAAACATTGAGACCGAGATAGTTGCTTGAGGTAAAATTATAAACCTGAACTGTTTCAAACACAGGCGTGGAGATTGCAGTGTAGGTGTAGCTGTTTTGTGTGAACACAGCACCTGCCGGCAACATATCGCTCCAGTAGAATGCATTGCTTTCAGTGCGTCCCAGTGTGATATCACTTATCACCGAAGTTAATATCTGCGCTGTGGTTAGATTAGTGTAGTCATTTTTGGCCAAAGTGTCTAGTAACAAGGTTTTATACTTGACATATTCTCTACTGTTAAAATCAATAGAAGAAAAAACATTGTAGTCAGGCAATCGTAAAAACAGTCCACTCAGTGTCAACGGCGAACTTTGTTGTACAATTGTTTCACCGTAGGGAACAATGTTGCCAAGGTCTCGACTATTGTTGGTGCCATTGATTGCCCCACGAAGTTCAGTTAGATTTTCTCCAATACTGTTGTAATGTGTTCTAACTGTGCCCAAGGTAAAACTAGCGGAGTTGGCATTGAACGGATTGTTTTGTAAATTAATTGGAACTTGATAAAAACCAACCTGGCTGACTTGATCACTGTAGGCCAATACCTCAATTACATCAGTATCAAGATATGTTTCGTATAAACGAATGGTGGTAGTATTGGGAGTTGTGGTTACCAGGTACTTGCTGGGCGGTACAAAAGTTGACCCAGCGTATACTTTTAGATTAGGTACTGGCTCCGGCGCATCAACTGCAACTGGCACGTCAGAAATTTTGATATCTAACAACAACGGATCACCGTTGTAACTAAATCTAAATTGCTGCAGGCTTCGGCTTTGGGTAACTGCTGGTTGCCAGCCCAGCAAACTTTGATATACTTCTCTACTAGAGTACTGGCGAGCAAACCCTATGCTGATGTCAGATTCAATGCTGCTGCGATTGATAACATACAAAAATGTATCGGTGTAGAGATTGTTGTCAAATACAATGTCGCCAACATTGCTGATAGTCAGATATCTCAAAGGAAAATTAAGAACCACATCATTGGCACCGGTTCCTTGAGCATAGGAAAATAGTTTGGTGCCAGTAAAACTAGATCCTGGATACTTGATCTGGTCTGTGAGACTCACTCCATCTTGATCAAACAGATCAAACAACGGTGCCTGATTGGTTTTTGTTTTTTGTTGTGCGCGATTCCATGATACGCCGTCGTACCAAAAACTTATTCCTTGATTGGAGATTCCGTTCATGCATACCACTGTGTCATTGATCAATGGCAGAGAATCCGTTGTTGCCACTAAATTTATAATAGGTTGTGCTATCAAAGGAGGTTCGGTATCAGGTGTGATAAAAACAACCTCATACACACGATTTCTTACATCTGCACTGGTGTCTGCGGCAAAAATCACACGTGATCCATCAGTCAGTGCATACCCGTCAATGTTGTACTGTGTTTGTCCAGCCACTTGGCTAAAAGCATCTACTGTGGTTAAATCAATTATGTTTATTGGCTGTTTTGATTTAGTGCCAAAGTTATACAATCGCATGCCAGCTTTAAATTCAAGAATAGGACGCTTGGCTCGTGACGTTTGATCAAACAACGCAGTGGTGTTGGTATACACAGCAGTGGCTTCAATGACCTCTCTATGAAACCAACGATTACTGCGGCTCCAGGCACTGAAATCTTCACTGGCACGATTTGATGTCAAGTAGTCTTGAATTGCTGGCTGATTTTGGTTTATATCATAATTTCCAATGTCATATGGCAAACTATCGAATGGAAGTACGCTGTTTTGAGTGTAGGTTTCTGGAGTGATAAACTCTGTGACCAGCAGTAGTTTTATAGCACTACCAACGCCTTCAACATAGTAGCTGTTACCAATATAGCTTGTTGGAACTACATTGTCAAAAAATGTAACCTTGAGACCGTTGGTAAACTCCACACCGTTGGGGCTGGTGTAATTTTTTTTACCTACAATATCAGCAATAAAGATTGTGGTGTCTTGAGTTTGGTCAATCAAACGAATAGCACCAAACATGCTGGGATTGGTACCGTCCTGATAATATATGGTATCTAATGCTGCTGTCAACAGAGGAATCTGTTCAAAGTATCCATCACTGTTTTTAAACCATTTTGTATTGCTGTAAACTTCGCCACTGACAATGTTAAATTGCTCAAAGTTACTGACTGCCAGTGTGGGCTGTAGGCTGAGATAGATTCTGCCATCCAACGCGGTTTCGTATTTGACGATATAGACTTGATATCTATCTGTTTTTGTCAGGATGGGAGTGTTGGTACTAAATCCATCAATGTCGTATGTGCCAGGTTCACTGACTCCGGTGGTTGGTGGATTAGGACTATAAAACTGAGTTCGGACCCATCCATAGGCCGTGGCATCTTCAGCATCGGTAATTGGAAACTGATCAACAAAAACCACAGTGTTGTCCTGCAGATTGGTAATGCCATCAATGCCGTTGGGATTGGCAGCAATAAAATCATCAAGGTACTGGTTGTTTATCTGCGCAAATGTCAACTCACTGACTAGATCAACATTGGGTATTTCTGTCAACGAGTAATAAAAGTTTTGCGCAGTTTTTAGTGGAACGTTAAATGTCACTGTGCCTAAATCTTCACCGTTGTTGACTACCCCCAGAACATCACGACTTGATATATTGGGGTTACCTGGCATTTTGCCATCAACTCCTGGTGCTGCCTGAAGATAAAACTTTGGACCATCGCCCGGCACAGGATCAACAATGTTAAATGTTCCTCGCATTGTTTCGCTGGTTTCGGCTGCATAAAACAGTGTATCCGGTGCGTCATAGGGAACTGTAAATGTCACCTGTCCTTGACTTGCACCGTTGTTGACCACACCATTGTTGTAGAGGTTGGTTTTTCCAGTGGTGGCAATTGTTTTTATATAAAACGGAAAGTCGCCGCCCAGTGTCAACGTAAACTGATAGGTGTTGCCTCTAATCAATGTTAGAACCGGATTGGGTTCAAAGTCTATTAGATAGGCCGAACTACCACGATTACTGACTCTAAACGTAAAGGTCGTTACTAGATTTTGTGTGACTTTAAAATTGTATGATCCACCACGCACCAAAGTTAGAGTTGGATTTTGTGCTGTATTTGAAAAATCAAAACTATAATATCCGTTGTTGCGAGTGACATTGATGTCGGCTTTGTAGGGGATTTGCTCGCCGGCCACCGACACTGCAAACGGTCCTGCTGGTAACCAATAGTACTCAGCAAAGTTAACCATTTTATCATAGTCAATAAATGGATCCCATGCATAATAGTCACTGACAAATAGTCTGTCAGCGCGAGTAGTGTCGGCGCCTTGCAGTGCCAACGCATCTAATATACCAGGATAGGTTATGGCGTCAACTGTGTCTTCACGATCTCGGTTGGTGATTACTACACCGGGCTCAAGTTGATAATTTGATCGTTCAACGCTGGGCTCTATAACATAATAGTCGTTGGCATTGACCCCGGGTCCAATTCTACGACCAATAAAACCTTGAGTTGAACTAAAGTTTGGTTCTTGAATCAGTTGGTCAAGCGTACCAGCAAGAAATTGCCGGTTAACTGGAGTCTGAAATATTTCAGGTAAAAATTCTACGCTTCGTACGGCCATTAAATTACTCCACTGCCGGGGGCAGTCTGTAGGTTAGTGCTAGTCAATGAGGCAATAATTTCAATATCAGCTACCGTGGCACCATTGACAAAAATTTCGTCAGGGGCAGATCTAATTTCATATAGATCACCAAAACTCTTTTGTGGGTTTAACGGAACCAGCACCACAGAACTCACCACGGTTCCTATTTCACTGTGAATGTAAGCACTTAGTTCTGAAAAGTAAAAAGTATCTCCAAAGTTCCACTTGTCAATGGTAAAATAGCTGTTCAACGCACTTATAACCAAATCTTTGATTTCACTGTCTGACGCTGTGGATTTGGCAGCGCGAACAACTTTTATAATTGCTCGTAGATTAGATTCAGCTTTGGAACCAAACAATGGTTTAAACACCACTGAATTTAAAATCAGTTGATCTGAAATCATTTTGAAATTTTGCAGACCTTGATACTGCGTGTTGAGCTCATCAATGGTGGGAGGCTCTGGGTAGGGCACAGTATTGGTTGTGTCTTTGATCCAATTTTGATAGGCTGTGTAGTAGGTCTGAGTCACTACATAGACATCAATGATATTTGAAGTAGCCGGGTCAATTCTTGAACTCAATGGACTATTGGCTCGATATTGGAAATAGAGATCTTGTCGTCCGGGCTGTGCAATGTAGTCACCCTCGGTGACCTCAACCAATGTTCGTTGCAGTGTAATTGTGTCAACCTCAATTTGATAAAATACAACTTCAGCGGTTGCATAGAAAACCTGTCCAGGAATGTATTGCGATTTTACTAGATCAATCTGCGCCAGTGTTGCGTAGTTGTAATTTACAACACCAAAGTTGATCAACAGATATCTTTCTAGTCCATCAAAATCAACTGTTTTTTGTAAAAACACATAGCTGCCAGTTGGCACAATCGCACTAAAAAAATCTGGATCATCAGGAGTTCCGTTTTGATCATTATCTTCAAAACTCACCAACACTTGGAAGTCATCAACTTCTCCGTCACTTTGCACCGGTTGTCCAACAATCTGCATGGCAATATCACCTGGCAACGGCTGATTGCTGTTGGCCTGACTGTTGCTTTTTAAAACTTTGATATAGTCTTTGATTGTGGTACCAGTGCGTGGATCAAATATTGCACTGCCGTATCTATAAAAAAATCTAGTTTGAATCACGCTGCCAAAATTATACGTCAACTGCCGTGTGGTAAGAGTGTACTGTAGTCCATTGGTAATAAACTGCATGATCCAGCTGGCATCTAAATTTTGTCCTGTGGTATTTTGCGCATTAGTCAAACTAAACGCGGCACCCTGTGCCAAGTTGGTTGATGTTATCAAGTACCAAGTTGCAGTTAGGTTGTTATAACCTAGTCCAAAATTACGATACACACGAATCTGTTCACGCATTTCAGTTTCTATTGTGCTTGGTAGGTCAGTTATGAATATTGGTATGACTTCAGATAACACTGCATCTGTTGGCACAAATGTATCCAGTATAACCGGGCCTGTTCCATCAGGATTGTTGCCTTCGCCTAACCCAGTGCCATCTAATTCAACTGCCACGGGACTGGCCCAGATATATGTTTTATCTGTGTCTAAGGTACTGGCACCTAACACCAGTCGGTTGTCAGCATCAAAATGATACCCTGTTGGGGGTACAAATTTAATCAAACTCTGAGGAACAATGAATCTTAGATTACTGCTGTTAAATGGGCCAATTGGCGCTGGCAATCCAGTAGGTGCTACAAAATATCCAGTGGTTTCATTTACCACGGTGGTGCTTTGATTCCAGGTTGTATCAAGTCCTATCAGTTGAGGTCTAGTGTAGTTGGCGTAGTAAAATTGCAGAGTCCCAACTTGATTCAACAGAGGTTGTACAACATTTGTAATCACATCAGCAATGTCGTTGATGGTAAACCATGAAAAAATCACAGTGGGCAATGTTAGATTTGTAAACAGTGCACCGTCGCTGGCAAAAACATTTGTACTTGAGTACTTGCCAGTGGCATCAATTAATTCAAGGTACCTTGATGTGCCAATTGCTGATCTTGCCACTGCCTTGGATTTAATAATGCTTGAAAATTCAGTGTAAGGAAATAAGTTATAGTCTTCACCATTGACCATGCGATTCTGTGTGTAGTATCTTGCTGGCGCACGTTGCTTGATCTCGGCAATGCTTTCACGACTTTGTGCATTACTGACCGGGGTCTGCAAACTACATGTGAAAGTTATTGCTTCGGTGCGTCCTGTTCTGCTGACGTAACTGATACTGGCAGTGACATTGGACATCTCTTCTGGATTAATAATGTAAGTCAATCCGTTTGAAGCTCGCACATACGATCTAAAATTACCCACTGGTATGGCTGAAAATACTCCATCACCAAATGTTAGAGTAATTTGATCGTTGGTGCGACTTTGTGTGGAGTAAATTGATCTTGGTGTTGTGGAAATTTGTTCTGCTGCCGCAGTGTAGATATTTTGTACGTATTCCCACTCAGTAGTGACTGTGCCAACATTGTCTAACTGAAACAACCAACGATCATCGTTGTTGATTCCTTCAATGTTGATATTGACTGTGCGATTTGTCACACGTTCTGCCAAGTTAAAATCTTGATTTTGCAGAACACCTTGCTTGAACAAGAAAAAGTAGCCGGTGTTGGGAGACCCAAATCCCAATTGATCGTTTTTGTAAACAATATTGAATGGGCTGTCGGGCCTTGGGGCAGGTTCATACAGTTGACTACTGCCCTTGGCAGTGGCACTGACCAGTTCAAACGGCATTGATATCCCATCAACCACCGAGGTGTAAGGAATCACAGGAATAAAGCCTGGAACTAAATTTACAGCATATTCATCGTTTTTGACACCAAGAATGTATTGACTGTTGCCGGGTCTACCCACACGCTGTGAATCAACTAATGCAGCATTGATGACAGATGTAAACTGCTCAAGCCAATTTGGGTTGGTAGGATCATTCCAATTTATAGTGATGTTAGAAAGATTAGCCCCAGTGTAATCAGTGATGTTTTCTGTGGTGCTGACTGCAATGACCTTGACTGTGCCTTGTGCTTCAATGTTGCGCTTGGATGTGTAACTTACTAGATTGGCCAACCGTGTGACTGAATCTCTGCGTTCAGCGGTATCAAGATAATTTTCTCTGGCGTTTAAATCTGATCTAAACGCCAGGGCTTGTCCCATAAATGCCATTACATCCAAGAGTGCAATAAACTCTGAGCTTTCAATGTAATCATTGAAGGTCTCTGGGTAATAGAGGCGAAGATAATCTACAAAACTTTTGCGTAGAGTTTCAAAATCGTAACTTTGAAAATCAGCTTCACGATAGGTTTGATAGATTTGCTTCCAATCTTCAACCCCAAAAATTGCGGTTTGTCTGGTGGTAATGGCCATAGTTTCTCACTGTTCCAGTATTTATGGTGCGAAATAACCACGTAGTTATACGTAACTGGCCGAGCGGGTGAGTTGATCAAAAAAGATAGCCAAACGTTCAGCATCGCTAGACGGGGCATATTGTATTTCTAATTCAATTAACATACCATTGTCTTGAGCATAGACATAACTGTTGATAACCTGCAATCTAGGATCTCCGCCGGCTACTCGCTGCACTTCACGATTTATTGAATTCACAAGTTCATCAGTGATATTTTCAAATAAATTATCCCATAAACTAGTGCCATACTCGGGGCGTCCTGGCAGTTGACCTTGTCTGATGTTAAATGCGTTGAGTAAATCTCGTTTGATGAGCTCGGTGTCTACTAGCGTAAACTTTTTAAACTGGCCTTGAGTGTTAAATCCAATGAATGTGGGCATAATTTGTATTTAACCTACTATACTTCTCAATGCACCCGTCAGACTATTAATGTTTAAATTAAAGCCTGTGCCTTGCTGTGCCAAAGTAGCTGCTTCAGTAAAGGATTGCGTTGAATAACTTGGGGTAGGAATTTTATTATTGCCAAGTATACTTTTCACTGCCTGGTCCACCGAACTACGATTTACAGTGTTGTTGTATCCAACAGCTTTGGCTTCTCCTGTGGCGCCAATTGGTAGCTTGGTGCCCACAAAACTCATTGCAAATTCACCTTGTTTGGCAAGTTTGTTGGCTTCGCCTACGATACTTGCTGGTGCGCTGCTTTTACTCCAGGCTATGGCTGATCCAGCACCAAATTTATTGGCAACTTGCAGCAATGGTGCTATTTCTTTCACTGGCAAATTACTGGTTATTGCGCCGGCCTGACTCAAACTTGTGTAATTTGACTGCATTAGACCTTGAAAAATATTGGTCTGCTTGTTGGTGTTGCCGGCAAAACTTGTTAGATTGCTGATGCCGTCTTTCCCAGTCCAAACACTGGGAGAATTCAAGACCGATGAAAGTTGAGCAGGGTCACTGCTCAGGTAGGCATCAGTGATGCCAGGTTTTAAATAACCTTGTTGTTCTAACTGCTGCGGCGAAATTCCAAATTTACCAAGCCCCGTGGTGGCTGACACAGTTGAGGCAGATTGATTAAGACCCGCAGCAGTCTGAGCCAATAATCCCTGTACCTGAGTTGTATCAAGTGCTCCAATACCAGTGCTGGGTTGACTGGTTTTTAAAAAATTTGCTGTGTTGATTCCGTTGGCCACTGGCAATGCAGTCAACTTGCTGATGGTGGATGTGAGTCCTGACGTGGAATTTTTTGGTATCAATGCCAGTGCCGAAGACAATCCACCAGCTGCCTGTGTCAACGCACTGAGAGTGCTGCCCACAGATAAATTAGTCAAACTTCCGGTACTAAACTGTGTATTAAAAATTTGTCGGGCCTGCGCTTCGCTGGTGCCGGCTGCAGCATCAACTTGGTAAGTCTTACCATCAGAAGAAACAAAATTATACTTTGGCATTAGTTTGTCCGAGTTATAGTGGCTCCAGATGACACTGGAACAGCAGTGGGTGGCGGTGCAGAACTGTCTGATAGATTGACCTGTACATTTACTCCGCGATTGTGATACGGGTACGGTTCGTGAGTTGGTGCTCGAGTCACAATACTCTTTAGAGCATTTTGCTGAACTAGCCAGCCTTTACTGGCATTGAAAGTTGTGTCATCTAGCACTGTTTTGGTTATTAAAGTGGGGGTCTCAACTGCTGCAGCCGATCCTCCATTGAGATCAATTCTTCCACCCTTGAACACGAGACTACCACCGCCCTTCCAGGATCCACCTTGACTGTCCAGTGCAATAGTGCCATCACTTTTCAGCGCAAGAGCTGCTTTGCTAAACACAGTCATTTTCTCAATGCTGCGCAATGACAGAGTTTTGTCACTTTCTATTTTGGTAATACCTGTGCTTTTCATAGAGATATTGCCCCCGGCATACATGTTGATGTCTTTGTCAGCATGTAAATTTATTGTGCCTTCAGTTCGCACATTAACGCTGTTAGTGCTGTAAACGTCTACTGTGCCTTCTTTGCCAAATTCTATCCAAGTCTGTCCATTGGCATGCATGATGTGAAAGAAGTTGCCTTCGTCATTCATCATGATTTGGTGACCTTTGGATGTGCGAAATCTAACCAAGGCATCTTGGCCTTCCAATGTTCCGTCGTCAAGTACAACACTATGGCCACCTTGACGAGCAATAACTTTGACATCTTTGGGAGCCAACTGTCCTGATGCCAATTGAGCTTTGATGGTTGCCGGTAACAATCCGCCCTGATATATTGGTCTTCCGGGAGTGCTTATTCCATACACAGTGCTGGGAGTTTCTCGCTGGGAACTTGATGTAATAGGTCCTCGCTGTATGTCTCCGTTGACTCCTTGTTGAAACATTGACGCAGCAACAACTTTGTGTATGGGTTTTATTTCGTTGAAGAACTTGGGATTTTGTTGTGTGGCAGGATTATACACATTGATCTCAACCACCGGAGCCTGTACGTCGTTGCCAAAGTATGCTTGTTCCACATTGTTGCTTTTGTCAAAATTGCTGCTGGCACCCACGGCCGGCACCATATGATTGGCACCCTGATCTGGTATGCACCCAACATAGTATCCTCGAGTGGCATCGCCTTCTACAAAGAAACACAACACACTGACACCAATATCAGGAGGTGTCATCCACATTCCATAACTTTGAGGATTGCTTTCAAATGTGCCCACCCCAGGTGCTGGATTAAAATTAGGATCGTTGGATCTAGGATCAGTGGCACCATAAAATGGAGAAAGATAGCGCACAGTTCGCCACAAACTGTTGTCCGCTGCGTCGCCACCACCAAACGCTTCAATGTACACTTGAAGACGTCCTGAAAAGGTAGGATCAATGTTGTTTTTTACCACACCAATAAACGGGCCTGGATCAGCGGGTGCACCGCCTCGATCCAGTTGAAAGTTCTTGGCTCTGCCGGTGCTTCTAGTGATATTCTCTGCCATTATGTTTCCTTGACCATAAGTTGCCTATCTGTGGTAGGTATTATGTTTACCTGTATGCCCGGTAGTGTGGTAGGAATTGGCTGGTTGGCAACACCAAACGTGTTGACATTATACTGTATGCCGGCCAGTCCAACTACTGGTGTGTCAATTGTGCCTTGGCTGGTGGGATTTTCTGCAGGTGCTGCGGGCAACACAGCTGGAATCGAAATCTGTGTTGTTGTGCCTAGGTTGTTGGATCCAGTGATGGCATCGGTTCTTGCTTGGCCTGAAAATCTATCCGTGCCAATTGGCGATGATGAATTGTTTGATTCAGGCGCTGCCAGTGTGTCTGTGGCATATTGAGCTGGATTTTGAGCCGATCTGTATACCTGGCTGGCATTTCGTAATCCAGATGCTGAACGCTGATTTGTAGAAGCCTGGCTGAGATCACCAGCATCTTGTTTGATATTGGTTGCTTGTTGCGTAGTATTTGGTATGGGGAAAATGTAGAGGTTACCTTCCACAGTTTGTTCAAACTTGCCTTGCATAAAGAAACTTGTGATCTTGTTGGCTTTGTAAACAAAACTCTGTTTTGAAGTTTTGTTGTAACTTTTGGCAGTGAGGTTGGGTGTCATTAGCCCAGTTTCGATATCATAATCCCCGTTGCGAACCCACACTATCTCAAACAGCACTTCACCAGCATCAGTGTTGATGGTGCCATCAGGCAAGAAAGGTTTATAGACAAATTGGCGAGCATCTACTCCGGCAAACATTTCCCCTTGCACAATCCAAGCAGGATCACCTACGATACGTATTTTTACTGTGCCCAGATCAGCCTGACTGTATAAAAATTCTGAAGCATTAGCAGCTGGTTCGTTGACTGCGTTGTCGCCTTGCTGCGAAGTTTGATTGCTGCGTGGAGCATACCAGTATTTTCTAATTTTTTGTAGATCACTGGTTGATTGCTGCGGATTTTTATTGGCACCACTGAGGGTGGTTCTGTAGTTATGGTTGTAACTTTGCTGGTAGTCAAGCACCGCAGTATTCTGACCAGTAAACCAGTAAGGGTAACTTTTGTGTACTCCGCTGAAATTTCCGGTAGGAAACCATGGACTGTCCATGCCTTTGATTTCATAAGGGCTCACAATAAATTTTATTTTATAGGCATAATCATTACGTCGGATATCATAGCCTTTTTGCTCGGTAACTAAACTAATTTTAAACCAAGCAAAGGTTTTGATATTTTTTTGAGTGTCTTTAACTTCACCTGTGGTTTCGTTGACCTGTGCCAACTGTTGGTTTTCAACATATTCGCTATTTCTAAGCACCAGGTCAATGGCCTGTACAATTGGCATACCTGCGGTGATTCCCACAATACGTTGATTGGGGTTCATGGC